ATGAAAAAGAATTACTTGCAGAAAAGAACTTAACTAAAGAATATGTTATCTTATTATTAAATACTAAATTTGATAACACTAAGATAACTTATGATGCTGATAAGTTAGAAAAAATAGATAAAATGCTTCCAATTAATAAACGTATGATTTATTTAGAACCAGAAGAAAGTGTAAAAGTTCAAATAGATGATAAAAGTATTGATACTGGATTAGTATTAGATTATTTAAAAGATAATCGAAAAAAAATTACTATTATTCAAGAACCTAAGAGAGTTAATAAATATGTCGTAGGCTATGGTAAGCAACCACAATATACATATATTTATAAGAAACAAGTTGTAGAAATAATATAATTAAATAAATAATGATGCCATAATTTCATTTTGTTCCTGTTTCTTTTTACTTGTATCGCTATTTTTGAATTTTTCAATTGCCTTCTCGAAATCTTCTTTACTAATACATTTTTTAGCTTTTTTTTCAGCACTAAACACTCTCATAGAATGAATAAACTTCGTATGAGTGAATAGTAACTCCATATCTCCACCATTAAACTGAAAACAGTGTCTATTATCTTCCAGTAATCCATCATCTACAGCATCTTTATCAACTTTCCAATTATTTTCTTTAACAATTGACAAAAATATCTGTTTTAATTGAACTGATGTATAATCAGTAATTGTAAATTTAAAAGGAAATCTTCTTTCTAAACCTGGATTACTTTTAAAGAACCTCTTTTCTAAATCTTCTTTGTAACCAGCTATGACACAAATTAAATCTTTTTTATCTTCACTCAAATATTGGTTTAATGTATCTATACATTCTCTTGAAAAACTATCTTTTTGTTCTGTATCTCCAAGAGAATACGCTTCATCAATTACTAAAATACCTCCTTTAGCCTTTTCTATTACTTCTTTTGTTTTAATCGCTGTTTGACCTAAATATTGACCTACTAAGTCAGCTCTCTTTACAAAAGTTACTTTTCTGGAAGACAATACACCTAAGTTAGCATAGACTTCTGATAATATATTAATAAATTTTGTTTTACCTACACCAGGAGAACCATATACTACTGTATGTAACATATCTTGGTTTTCTTCCTCAAACTGTTGTAAGTAATATACTATTAATGATAATATTTGAGATTTTAGATTTTCTAATCCAACCATATTTAATAGGTTTGTAATAGGTTCTTTCAATTTATAAATAGTATAAAAAGGCAGATTTGTATGTTTTGACTTGTCATATTTTTTAGATTTATAAAATGTTGCTAATAATATTAGGTCTTGTAAAGATTTAATATTAAACTCGTAATGGTCGTAAAAATCATTACTGAGTTTAATATTTTTATATAATTTTATACTATCGTTTAATTTTATTAATTCTAAATTATTGTCTTCATTTGTTTTAGGTTTTTTAATATCTTCTTCCTTTGTTTTAGTTTGACTTTTTCTTTTTCTTGTATCACTATTTACTTTACTTTCTTTACTTTCTTTATTTTCTTTAATATTATCCATTATTACTAATACAAATTATTATATTTATAGGTAATTATTAATATAACTTAATATATTTTAATATATTTTAATAGTTATTATAATCATGTTCTTAAGTTTATTTTTATTTAGTTGATTAAAACAACTTAAAAAATTGAATACTTTTATTATTAATATAATAACTTTAACTATTAAGGTTTGTATATTCTAATACAACCATAATATATTTCAATAAAAATGGAGGATATTACATGGAAAATTATTGATAATTATTTTCTTCAAGGAGGAAACTATGAAAATGTAAATATTTTAGTAAATCACCAAATAGAAAGTTATAATGATTTTATAGACAAAAAAATATTACAGATTATTCAAGGATTTAATCCAATTCAAATATATCATAATTTTAATGAAAATATTAAAGACTTTACCTATAAAATTTTCATTAATGTAAATAATCCTTCCCTATCTAAACCTATATTTCAAAGTCAAGATGGTAGTAAGCAATTAATGACACCTCATTTAGCAAGATTAAATGGATTAACATATGGTGTTAATTTATATACAGATATACAGATATTAGTTGAAACAATTAATAGTAATGGTATTATTGAAAGAAATGAGATTAAAGTAGCTAATGTAATAATTGGTAAAATACCTATTATGGTAAAATCAAAAGCTTGTATATTAAATACTATGCCTGGTATTGCTGAAGATAATGGTAAAAATGAATGTAGATATGATCCAGGAGGATACTTTATTATTAATGGTAATGAAAAAGTTATTATTAGTCAAGATAGGATTGCTGAAAATAAATGTCTTATTTTCTCCGCAAATGGTTCTGTAACAGACGGTTTGACTGCTGAGATCAGGTCAGTACAAGATGGAATATTCTTACCTCCAAAAACTACAAGTATTAGTATGAGTAGTAAGCCTACACATCTTGGTAGAATTATTCGTATTAATTCTTCATTCTTACGTGTTGAAGTGCCTTTATTTATTATATTTAGGGCTCTTGGTATTGTATCAGATAAAGAAATTATCCAACATATTGTATTTGATGTTGATAATGTAAAGAATCAGAAACTAATTAATGAATTAGCAGCAACCATAGAGGATGCTTCTGATATTTACACACAAGAAGATGCTATTACATATCTAACTAAGTATATCGGTATTACAGGAAAACCTAAAGAATATTTGGAAAAACCTGAAATTACAAGAAATGTAATTTTTCAAATTATCAAAAATGATTTTCTGCCGCACGTTGGACCAAACTTATGTAGAAAAGCAGCATACCTTGGATATATGGTTCGTAAATTATTAAATACTTATCTTGGTTATAAAAAGTTAGATAATCGTGATAGTTATATTCATAAACGAATTGATACACCTGGTATTCTTCTAAGTAACTTATTTAGACAGTGTTATGGTAAATTAATGAAAGATTCTCGTAACTCTATTCAAAGAGAATTACAATTATGGAGAGCAACGCCTAATATTCCTAATAATATTATTAATGCTACTAATATTCATCGTTTCTTTAAACAATCTGTTATTGAAATGGGTATCAGATATGCTTTAGCAACTGGTAACTGGGGTGTTAAAACATTAGGTAGTTTCCAAAATATTAGGTCTGGTGTTGCACAGGTATTGAATAGGATGTCTTATTTAAGCACCCTATCTCATTTAAGACGTATTAATACTCCTATGGAAAAAAATGGTAAATTAGTTCAACCACGTAAATTAGAGAATACACAATTTGGTATGATTTGTTTAGCAGAAACACCAGAAGGTGCTGCTGTTGGTTTAGTAAAAAATATGGCTTTAAGTACCAAAATTAGTATTTCTATGAACGGTCAATATATTCGTGAAATAGTTGAAAACATGGATACTACATATATCTATAGGGATAACATCAAAAATAAAAATGAGTTTTTGAAAATAATGGGTAGTAACGAAGTGGTAATGGTACAAATTAATGGTGATATTATTGGATATAATACTGACCCTGTAAATTTGTATAATACTATGAAAACTATGAAAAGAAAAGGTAATATTCCAGTTACTACGAGTATTGCTTGGGATATTCAAAGTAATATTCTAATGATTAATACTGAATCTGGTAGATTGTTTAGACCATTCTTAATTGTTGATAATACTGAAAATGGTAGCAAACTTAGATTAGAAAAATTAATAGAAGAAAATCCTAACTTTTGGAAAGAAATGAAAGATAAACCCTTTATTGAGTTCCTTGCTTTCTTGGATAAAAATGAAGAAGGATTTATTGAATATCTTGATGTTGAAGAAATTGATAAATCTATGATTGCTATTTCACATAATGAACTTAAAAAAACAAAAAAAGGTTCTTGGATCCCTCCTAAATACACACATTGTGATATTAATCCTAGTCTAATTATGGGTGTTCTTGCTTGTAATATTCCTTTCTCAGACCACAATCAATCACCTCGAAATTGCTATCAGTCAGCCATGGGTAAGCAAGCAGTAGGTATTTATATGAGTAATTATAATAATCGTATTGATACATTCGGTCATATTCTTAATTATTCACAGAAACCACTCGCAAGAACAAAGTTAGCAAAATATACTAACTCTGAAGCTATGCCATCAGGTATCAATACTGTTATCGCAATTATGACAAAAACTGGGTTTAACCAAGAAGATTCTGTAATGATTAATAAATCTGCTTTAGACCGGGGATTATTTACAAGCACTTACTTTAAATCTTATAAAGACCAGTGTTTGAAAAATCATAGCACAGGTGAAGAAGAAAAATTCACAAAGCCACCTATTGATACAATTAATGTAAAACCATATAATTATGATAATTTAACAAGTAATGGATTTGTAAATAAGAATACATATATTAATGATGGTGATATTATTATTGGTAAAGTAATGCCTCAAAAAATTAATGGTATTAATATGTCAAAAGATGTAAGTATTCCTATTAAAGCAAACGATAATGGTTATATTGATATGAACTATCAGGGCGTTAATAACGATGGTTATAAATTCTGTAAAGTAAGATTGAGAAAATATAGAAAACCTACTGTTGGAGATAAAGTATCCTCAAGACACGGACAAAAAGGCACTATTGGTATGTTATATTCTCAAGAAGATATGCCTTTTAGTAAAGAAGGTATTACACCTGATATTATTGTAAATCCTCATGCTATTCCTTCACGTATGACAGTAGGACAACTTATTGAATGTATTATGGGTAAAAGTAGTTGTCTTCTTGGATCTCTTGGTGATGCTACACCATTTAATGGTTGTGATGTTGAAAATATTGCTAATATTCTTGAAACCTATGGAATGGAAAGATATGGAAATGAAATATTATATAATGGGAGAACTGGAGAAATGATACATACTGAAATATTTATGGGTCCGACATTCTATCAACGACTAAAACATATGGTTGCTGATAAAATGCACGGAAGAGGAAACAATGGTCCTGTTGTGATGATAACACGACAACCTGCTGAAGGAAGAGCAAGAAACGGAGGACTGAGGTTTGGTGAGATGGAGAGAGATGCTATTGTAGCACACGGTGCTGGGTGTTTCTTAAAAGAAAGGATGTTAGATGTAAGTGATAACTATAGAGTATTTGTATGTAAAAAATGTGGTTTATTCTGTACGGCAAATCCTAATAGAAATATATATAAATGTAATATTTGTAAAAATCAAAGTGATATAGTACAAATACGTACTCCTTATTGTGCTAAATTATTAATTCAAGAATTAATGACTATGGGTATAGGAGCACGAATGAACTTTTAAAAATAAAATTTATAAATAATTTTTATATATAATCATATAAAGAAATAATTATTTTTATTATTAATAACAATACTATTTATAGTTTAATAAGTGAATGAATTAAAAAAATGTATAAGAGTAATATACGCAACAAAAAAAAATCACGTGGTAAAAAACGTGAGAAGGTTGAAATATTATATCCTGAAGATGGTCAAGAGTTTGGATATGTAAAAGATATGCTTGGTAATGGTAGAGTAAAAATAATGTGCGAAGATGGTATT